AAAACCGCACCATTGCGGCCTATGAGTTGGTCCGCCAACTTCAGGAGTTTGTGGCTTATGAACCCGCAAAACATTCAGCCCAATAGCGAAGTGGTGAAGGAAACTGAAACGATGCTGACCAAGGTACAGGACCTTCTACGCGATGCTTATGCGAGTGGGTGGAAGGCTGGTTACCACAAGGGATTTGAGTTTGGTGTCGCAACCATGACAGCGAGGTCAAACAGTTGAGCGATTCCCACGGCCTCACCTTTGGGGCTGCAAAGTCCACCACAAACTTCAGGGGGACACCTGAGGATGAGGAAATTCTCATCGAGGTCCGCGATAGGTTCGCCTATTGCGAAGACCAGTGGCAATACATTCGTCAAGAAGCGCAGACGGATATGGAGTATGTCTCGGGCAATGGGTGGCCTGAGAAGGAAAAGAAGAAGAGGCAGGATGCCTCACGCCCATGCCTCTCGTTTGACGAACTCGGCCAATACATCAACCAACTGATTAACGATGTGCGGCAGAACAAGCGTGCCATTCGGGTGGTGCCAAGGGGGAATGGGGCGAATGACAAGACTGCTGAGTTACGTGGGAACCTGATTCGGGAGATTGAGTATAAGTCCAACGCCCAGACCGCCTACGCCACAGCATTTGAGAGTTTATGTCAACGCTCGTATGGGTATTGGAAGATTGTCACCTGTTACTGTTCAGAAAAGGGCTTTGACCAAGAAATCCGCATCAAACGCATCCCCAACCCGGATGCGGTTTACTTTGACCCGGATTGTAAAGAGATTGATTGCTCTGACGCGAAGTATTGTTATCTCCTTGACCAAGTTCCGCGTAAGGAATTCAAGAAACGGTGGCCGGATGCGGATACCCACGACTTCAACGATGAACAACAGTCCCTCGCACCTCAGTGGATTAAAGAGAACAGTATCCAGGTAGCAGAGTATTGGCGTGTGGAGACTCGTAAGCGTAAGTTACTGATGGTTGACACGCCCACCGGACCTGCTGCGATGTTCGATGATGAACTTCCAGCTGGGGAGCATGACATTCAGGGTGAGCGCGAAGTTGAGCAGCGCACGATCATGCAATACATAACCAATGGTGTGGAGATTTTGGAGCGTCATAAGTGGGCGGGGAAATACATCCCTATTGTCCCGCTGTTTGGGAAGGAATTGTACCTGAACGAATCGACTGGCCCCAAGAGGATGTTTCAATCCCTCATTCGGTTGGCGAGAGACCCTCAGCAACTCTATAACTACTACCGCACTTGTGAGGCTGAACTTATTGGAATGACGCCTAAGGCACCTTTTGTTGGTTACACGGGCCAATTTGAGTCCCACAAAGAGGAATGGCAAGCGGTCAATACCACCCCAAGGGCTTATTTGCAAGCTGATCCGGTGACGGATGCGACCGGGACGAATGTTCTCCCCCTCCCAACACGTCCTCAGTATGAACCCCCCATCCAAGCCCTCGAAATTGGTGCCGAAGCCACCCGACAGGCGATTAGGTCGGCTATGGGCCTCTCAGGGCTGCCAACTAACGTGCAGCGACTTAACGATAAGTCCGGGGTGGCGCTGAAGGAGATTAACCAGAGTGAAGATAAAGGATCGTTCCACTTTATTGACGCTTACGATATGGGAATTGAGTACTCGGGGCGAATTATCAATGACCTCATACCACACATCTACGACGGTGCGCGAGAAGTTGGCGTGCGTAAAGCAGACGATACTCACCAGACGGTAAAGATTAACCAGAAGTTCATGGATGAGAATGGTCAAGAAGTAACCTTCAACATGGACGAGGGGGAGCATGAAGTCACTATTAGCACAGGGCCTTCATATCAATCTGAACGCGACCAAGCGGACAACTTTGTGGACCTTTTGTTGCCGAATCTTGCGGAGTTGCCGATTGACCCAGGCATCAAGCAACAAATCTTCGCCCTCAGTATTAGACTCAAAAACCTTGGTCCGGTGGGCGACCAGATATTCCAGATTCTAAGCCCTCAGCAGGGCGGCGCACAGCAGACTCAAGCATTGCAAGCACAGTTACAGAAAGCTCAATCTGACCTTGCGTTGATGACTGGGGAGAATCAGAAGTTGTACCAGGAGAAACTTGGGAAGATTGTTGACAATCAGTTCGCGCTAAAGAAGGCGCAAATGGATAACGAAGTCAAGATTCTTATTGCTGAGATTAGTACCAAGGCACAGGTTTCAAGTGAACGTATGCAAATGTATCACGAGGTGGTGACTCAGTTGTTTGGTCAGGCGCATGAGGCCGCCATGTCTCAGATGGAGCATGGACAGGCCCAACAGATGGCCTCTCAACAGGCCGCGAATGTTTCCCAGTCACAAGCATCAGATCAAGCCCATCAGGCGCAGATGGCACAAGCTTCCGCTTCGGAAAGTAACGAGGCTGAATAAGGAGCAGTAAATGTCTGAAAACACTAACGAAGTTGTTGCGTTAGAAAACATGACCTCACAGGAACGCGATAGTTGGCGAATGACTGGCGTTGAGCCTGTGAGGGAGGATGTTGCGGAGAAAGTTGAATCAAAATCCGCGAAGGTTGCGGAGAAGGAAGAGATTAAGTCTAAACCCGCTCCTGAAGAGGACGAAGTTGTAGCGTCTGAAGGGGAGGAAGATGCGGCCTCGGGGACCGCGACCAAGACAGAGGAGAAGGTCCGTAAACCGGGCCAGATGAGCTATAAGGAACTGCGTACACGCATTGCGGACCTTGAGAAACAGATCGCTGCTGGCACTACAAAGCCTGTGGCGGCTGATGCTGAGGCTGCGAAGGCGGATGCGAAGGTTGAGGACGCGAAACCTCGTCCCAAATCAACCGATAAAAAGGCCGATGGCTCACCAAAGTATCAAACTTGGGAAGAGTATGAGGATGACCTCCTGACATGGCGCGAGGAGAAGTTGCGTGCCACGGTCAAGGGTGAGTCCGAGAAGGCGCAACAGGAAGCCAAGAAGCAGGAGTTAGAGCAACAATTGCAGGCGACTGTCAAGACTCGTGCGGACGAGGCCCGAAAGAAGTACCCGGACTTCGACGCAAAGGTAATGGACAAGGACCTCCCAATTGGTGGCCAAAACTCCGTTCTTTACACCTGGATCATGGACCCTGAAAACGTCCACGGCATGGACATTGCCTATCATTACGCTACTCACCGTGAGGATTTGGACAAGTTCAACAAACTATCGCCCTTCGCGCAGGCCCGTGAACTAACGCGCCTCGAAGACAAGCTATCCCAAGCGACCGCGACATCCGAAAAGTCGGATGTCAAGGTCATCACTCCTCAACCCACCAAGGTTACCAAAGCCCCTCCCCCGGCGAAAGAAGTCGGCGGTCGGGGTGCTTCGTCAGGCGACGAGGAAACCTCGGTGGTCAACAGCGGAGACTTCCGCGCTTACAAACGGGTCGTTGATAAGAAAGAAATCAACGCCAGAAAATGAGAAACAGGTAGCCTATGGCTAACCAATTTGTCTTTACAAATTGGGTCTCTATGGAGGCCCTCCGCCTCCTTATCAACAAACTTGAAGTGGCTCAGTTTTTTAACACTGAATACAACAAGGAGTTTGATAAGGAGTTTCCGGTTGGCGCAACGGTGCAGGTTAAGTTGCCTCAACGGTTCCTGATTCGCAACGGCCTCGGGTACACCCCACAGCCGATTAACCGCTTGGCGGTTACCGTTAATTGCAACCTGATTAAAGGCGTTGACTTCGAGTGGGATTCGATCGAAAAGGCCCTCGAAATGGAGCGGTCGAAGGAAGAAATCAGCAAGCAATACATTGAGCCAGCGGTTGCTCAGATTGCTCAGCAGATTGACTCCGACGCTGCCCTTTTCGCATACCAGAACGCCAACAACATTGTTGGTATCCTTGGTGTGGATCCCAACACCACCACAACGTTCATGCAAGCCCGTCAGCGATTGATTGAACTTGCGTGTCCTCCGAGTGGTGAAAAGGGCGTTTTGGTGCCCCCGGCGGTCAACACGGCCCTCGTGCCAGCATTGCAGACGTTGTTCAACCCCTCCAGCGACATCTCGCGGCAATACAAGCAAGGGTCGATTGGAAAGTTGAATGGCTTCGACTGGTATGAGTCCATGTCGCTTCACCGTCATACAGCGGGAACGGTTGCTGGTGCCTTCACGGTTGCGGTTAACGTCATCTCTGGTGCCAACACCATTACTGTCAACCTGACCGCAGGCGACACCCTGAACGTCGGTGATGTGATTAGCATCGCTGCCGTCAACCAGGTCAACCCGATGACCCGCGAAGTGCTGACGACTGTGCTGAAGCAGTTCGTTATCCTTCAGCCCTTGGTAGCAGTTGGCGGTGGTGTTGACGTAATCAGCGTGAGTCCGACGATCTATGGTCCTGGGTCGCAATACCAGAACGTAGATGCGTTGCCACTTGCTGGTGCGGTCATCACTCTATTCCCCGGCACGGCTGCGCCTAACGGCAAGTCCAGTGCTCAGGGCCTCGTGCTCCACCCGGACGCCTTCGCAATGGTCGGCGTCAA